TCTGTGCATCGTACACGCCCCAGGCCGCAGCGGATTCCCCGTTGCCGCCGTAAATAGCCGTGTTGTGCGGATTTGCGGCGCCCTCTGTTGTCTGAAACCAGATATCCTTTTCTGGATCGGATTTTTTGTATCCGCCCATGTAGATCATACGATCCGCATAGATAGATTTGTCAAAATAGGCATCAAGCCCCACCTGTAATGCTTTGGTTTTATCGTCATCGCACAGTCGTCCAATGCCAAGGGACGATTTTGATTTTGCCAGGTGCTGCAACACAAAGGACGCCGCAATATCCCGCATGCTGGAATTGCTTGTGCTAAAAGCATCCGTAGCCACCACGCGCACCGTATAGCGCTTGTTTGTATCGGCCGGGAAAATGGTGGAAATGTCCTTGGGGTTGTAATTTCCGGCAGCCGGTGTAGCCGCCGTTGTCCATGTTTCTGCGCCGTATTCCCGGTACTGCACCTTGTAAGCAGCCGTGTTTTTGTTGGATAGCGCTGTGATGGCGGCGGTAAAGGTAACTTTGCCGTACTCTCCCGTGCGGTTCGCTGCGCCGTTTTGCGTGCAACGGGTGGCGGAGATGGACGAGATAGTGGGGACGCTGTAGGGCTTTACGGTATACTCAATTGATTTTGTAGCCGTCCGCCCACGGCTATCTGTTACGGTGCAAGTTACCCACGCACTACCCGCAAATTGCAAGAAATCTGTTGTGCCGGTTTTGGCATTTGCGGTATAAATTGTACCTGTGCCTTGTGTGCGGCCCACCTTGATGCTGTAGGCTTTGATGGTGCTGCCTTGTATACCTGTCCCGGTGATTGTAACTTTGATCTTGCTGCGCAGCTGCACAAAGTACCCGCCATAGTTGGCTTTGACGTTTGTGGGGTCACTCACGGCCACTGTCAGAGATGGCACCTCGCTTGCCGGGATCGCCAGCGTTACCGTACACTCCGAGCGGCCCACATAAGCGGTGCCGTTGTAAGTCTCACAGATGATCGTTGCCGCCAGTTTTGTGCTGTTGGGCGCGTTGGTGGCAAGGCTAACAGGCGGTGTCCAGTTATAGGTTGTCTTGCCATCGTAACCTGTAATTTTAACCGCATTTTTACTGCCGACCTTGTAATATAGTTTGTCAGTAAAGTTCGCGCTCTTGCGGTCAATTGTGATTTTAAGGGCCGTGCCGAGTGTGCCCGTGCTGGGCGCTGATACAGCAGATGCGCGTGGGATGGTGTCCAGCGTCAGCGTCTTGGTCTGCGTGATTACGCCCGCGCTGATTTCCGTGTCCATCCACGTCCGCACCTTAATGCTCCCAGTGCCATCAGCCTTGTGGCTGACGGTGAGGGTGGTGTCCAAGATGGTCTTGGTGGTATTTTGCGGCAGCGTAAACGCTACTGTGTGCTCGGTCTCTGTGCCGCCATTAATGGTGATGTAGTAATACGCCTTATCACCGGGGGCGTTGTTATAGCTGGAGCCGGTCTGCTGCGATGTCCATTTGATGCGGACTTTTGAGGTATTATTGGTTATGCTTTGGCCTATCTGCTCCAATGATAGATTTTGATATACGCTCATGGCGCTCCCTCCTTAACTGACAATCACATCGCTGTTATCGTCCGCCTGTATAACAACGTTGCCGATAATCAACACAGTGGTCTTGATTCGCTTTGTCTCCACGCCATCTGCCGTGATCTGCAATTCTGGGGTATTATTGCGGACAAACTGTAATACATCATTATCCAGCCGCAAAAGGATTTCGTTACCACTCTCTCCGATAATCAAGCCATCGTCCGTAAAGTGGAAGGCTTTGGTGATGGATTCATACTTGGCTTGCAAATCGCCGTCTACGTCATCAATGCGCTCGGTGACTTTGGTGATGTCGATGCCAAGCTGGTCAGTCAGCACGGAGAGCCTTGTGCTGACCTCCTCCTTGTAGCTGCCAAAATCCCCGGTTTCCACATAGTTTTCCAGCGCCGACAGGATGATAGAATTGACATTCTGCTGCAGGTCGGTGATCTGCTGGGTGGTGGTTTGGGTTACCTGGCCTGCAGCATCGTCCACCCGCTCGATTAACTCCGCGCGCGTGTTTTCAATGCGCTCATTTGTTTTTCGATCCGCATCAATTTGCGATCCGGTATATGTGCGGCTGGTCCCGCCCAACGTGATTTGTGTGTTGCCTGGGTCAAGGATGTCCGGAGCCAACTCCATCAGCGGATAGGACGCGCTGTAGCCGTGGGGCGTGCTCAAAAGTGCCGTCATCCTGCCCACCCGGAAATGCTGGATGCCCTCTTGCCAGCCCAAATCCACCGCCTTGCAGGTGATGGTTTCCGGCATAGACAGGCCGTTGTCAGCCAGCGCCGCTTTGGCCTTGGTTTGCAGATTTGCGGCAACGGTCACATCGTCCCACTTGATATGCCGGGTAATGCGCCCATATGTGGCCACGCCGGACTTGCTGTAGATGGTAAGTCCGGACTTAACAAGATCATCCGACAGGGCACCATCCGCCAGCGCCGCAATAGTCAGCCCGTCCTTGCCCTCTGGCAGGATAGCAGTGTAAATCTCCGTGCCGTCCGTCTCGCTGGTGAGGTCAAGGAGATTGGCGGCAAACTGCACCGCTTGTGTGTTTGTCAGCGGCAGTTTTGCATAATAATCCAGATAGTTCCCATCCGATTCATAACGGATCAGCAGATAGCCGCCAAGGGACGATTGGAACAGCTTATCGGAAATAGTAGACATCGCCGTTGCATATTCTTCAGAACTGCGGGTGATGTAATTATTTGAATCGGCCACGGTAACAACACCGGGCTTGATCTGCTGTTCCGTGGACACTTGGCTGTTGTGTTGTTCCAGAATCCAGCGGAAGAAAAAGTCAACCACATTCCCGCTGGCAGCAGCAGCTTTATAGCCCGTATCATCCGCGAAATCTTCCGGGAAGTTGAATGGGGGAATGATGCTGTCATTCAGTGCGGCCATAATGCCCTCTGTTTCGATTTTGTGCGCCCCATAGAAGTCTTTTGTATCGCTGGTGATTCTCCCCCTATATATGGGCAAAGTGCCGTCCAGCAGCTCCACAAGGCCGCTCATGCGGCGCAGATTGCTTAAATAGGGATGTTCTGCGTCCACCGTAAAGGACATTTCCCCGGCCTTGCTGACCGCCAGCTTCACAGAGGGGTCACGGACGATTAGTTTTTCATCCGCAAGGCGCGGGTCATACAGGATATAGTTTTTGTATTTGAGTTGATACATTACATGCTCGCCTCCTGGTATGTCACAGTGATGCTACCTGTGCCGCTTGCGACTTTTGCTTTCAGGGTGTTGCTTCCAGCCGCAAGACGGATAGCGGGCAGAATATGATCTCCCGCGCTGATGTTGATTGTGCTGCTGCCCCAAAGCAAGGTTGTGTCCTGGGCCACCGTGATAGTAGGGATGACAGGCCGGCGCTCGTTGGGTAGGGATAGCTGTTTGTAGGCCGTGCCAAGGTCAGAGCGGGAAACCGTGGTTTTTGCGTTCTTATATTTCCACGGGTCGCAGTCAGCCGTGACCGGGATAGTCTGCATCATTTTGACAAGCTCCACCTGCCCAACGGAGCACCGCCCACTGTAAAAATGGGCGGTGTCCTCGGGGAATGTTATTTTAACGCGCTTGCCGTGGACTTTGTTGCAGAAATCGGAAATCGTAGCAGGCCATGTCTTGCCGCTCACCGTGTCCACGCCGGTGAGCTTCAGTGTAATAGTGCGGTTCTTATAGGTGACTTCGCCGGTCAGCACCTCGGACGCATCCAGCAGGCCGTCCCGGCCCGGAACATCGATCATGTTCGTGCGAACTTCCGGCAGAGAAATAGACTTGCTTGCAAGCAGCAGGCCATATTCTGTGTAGGTGTCTTTTCCGTCAAAGCATACTTTTCCTATCATACGGCCCTTGCCCTCCTCGCATTGATTTTTGCCAGTTCTTCATCCATGCCTGGGGCAAGCAAGCCGACAACCTGGCCACTGTCCATGATGACTTTCATATTTGCCAACATAGGCAAGTACTGTTCCAGCAGCATTATAATTCTGCCGGATCCTCCGCTTGCTGCGCCGTAAGATCCACTTGCATAGTTTCCGTTGATATTTGCTCCTGCCGTAATGGATCCAGCAGAAAAACTCATGTCCCCCTCTATGTCTTTTTTCACAGATGCAAATTCATCGCTAAACCCTTCGCCAAGGCCTTCCGCCATATATCCACCGATCCCGGCAAATACCTTAGACGGGGAGTGGATGCCCAAAATGCGCTTTACGCCGCCAACAAGGCTGTTTACCTTGTCATTAAACCAGTTTTTGATGTTATCCCACATTCCGGCGATGCCGTCTTTTAACCCCTGGACAATGTTTCTGCCGATGCTGCTCCAATCGTAATTCCTAATTGTGTCAACAATAGCCGCAATCACACGCGGAACTGCCGCAATCAGTTCCGGGATTGCTCCGACAATGCCGGTAATCAGCGATACAATGATCTGCGGCGCTGCAAGGATGATCTTGTCAAGGTTGTTCACGATGCCATTGATAAACGCGACAATCAGAGTAGGCACAGCCGCCACAAGCTCCGGGATGCACTTGATAATTCCGTCAATCAGCGCAAACAGAAGATCAATTCCCATCTGGATGATGTTGGGCAGTTCAACAATGATTGCGGCAAGCAAGTTGCCGATAATTAGAGGGACTGCCGCGATAAGCTGCGGAATCGCGTCAATCAGGCCCTGCGCAAGCGTCATAATCAGCAGGATTGCCGTTTCAATGAGCTGCGTCAAAAAGTCCGGGCTTGTCAGCATTTGCACAATCGTCATGGTCACTTGCACAATGCCGTCAATGAGCGTGGGCAGGTTTTCTATCAGGCCATTCGCAAGGAAGAAAAGAATGTCGATTGCCGCCTGCGTGATGGCTGGCAAGTTGTCAATGATTCCTTGCCCTAATGCCCCAACAAGAGTTACGGCTGCCTGCAAAAGCATAGGTAAGTTCTCTGTTATGCTGGTAATGACCATCGGGATAATCGTGGTAGATGCAGATGTGACCAACTGCGAAATGCCGCCCAGGATGACACTAATGCGCGGGATAATGTTCTTGCCAACGGTAACAAGACTATCAACGAACTGCTCTGTAAGTGTCTTGAAATCGGCGTTATCGTCAGCAATGCCGGTAAGCAGGTTGCTCCATGCGGACTTCATGGATGAAACAGAGCCTTGAATGGTGGTGCTTGCTTCTTTTGCCGTAGTTCCGTATATGCCCATTTCATCTTGAACATCATGGATTGCGCTGACAATATCCGCATAGCTTTCGATGCTGTAATTCGTGTATTTACCCTGGGACGCGTTTAGCTCGTTTGCATGGTTAATAAGGCGCTGCATTTCTTCTTTTGTTCCACCATAGCCAAGCTTCAGGTTATCAAGCATGGTATAGTTCTGCTTTGCAAACCCCTGATAGGCGTTCTGGATAGATGCCATATCCGTGCCCATTTTATTTGCATTGTCAGCCATATCCGTGATTGCAACATTAGCCATGTCTGCCGCCGCTTCTGTATCACCGCCAAGCGATTGCAGCAAGGACGCAGAAAAACTTGTAACTGTGTCCATATATTCGTTAGCGGATAGTCCAGCAGTCTTATATGCATTTGCTGCATATTCTTGGACTTTTGCAGAGCTATCCTTGAATAGCGTATCAACGCCACCGACCAGCTGTTCATACTCAGCATAGTTGTTAAGCGCGTTTTTCGTAAGCACGGCAATGCCGGTAGCAGCCGCGCTTACAGCTGCTGCACCGACTTTAGCCGCAGTGGCAAGCCCATTTTTGAATTTTCCTGATAATGTCTCTACATTTTCGCTTGCCTCGTCTTGCACAGATATTTTCACAAACAGATCAAGAAGATTCATGCGTTCACCTCGCTCTCTTTGTAAATTCTGAAAATTATTCGTGACATTCCATTGATAGTATGGTATGATATCGGCAAGGAGGGATTATTTATGATAAGTTTTAACAAAGATTCTGCGTGGGACTTAAAGCCGATTCCCGTTTCCGATGTGCGTGGTGAAGTGAATGGCTTGTTGATTGACGGGGAAGAAATCGCTGCCGCATTTAAGACCGTACGCGACCAGCTGATTTTTACTAACAAGCGAGTCATATCGGTTGATGTACAGGGGATTACAGGAAAGCGCAAGTCCTTCAGCTCTATGCCCTATTCGAAAGTGCAGTTTTTCTCCGTGCAAACCCCAGGCTTTGCCGAAATCATCCCGGATAGCGAACTTGTTCTGACATTCTCCAATGGGTATGTCGCAAAGTTCGAGTTTAAGGGAGGCACAGACATCGGGAAAATCGGAAGAATGATTTCTGATTATGTCCTCAAGTAACGCATATTCGCCCGCCGCCCCTTCACGGGGCGGCTTTTTTAACTTGTAACCCGCAACGATTGACAATATCGCTGGTGATTTCTTCACATGAGCGATTGTCTTTTTTGCTCACATCTATAATTTCAATGTATCGCTTATCGATTGAAACGCCCGCACATCGCTCGCATATTGCTTTAAGCAGGTCAGCAGAATAAATTCGATATGCTTTTTCTTCTGCATCCTGCTTATACCGCGCTACACAGTATGACAGGAATGGCTTTACTCTTTGGCTTCCCCGGTATTCTCCTGCACAGAGCCGGACGGCGTTTCTGCCGTCTCGGTCTGCGCAGATGTAAAAAGGTCCGTAAAGGCATCGTCCGTCATAAGCTCAGTAACATCAACCAGCAACTTGGCAAGCGTCAGCCCAGCGGCATATTTTTTTGCAGGCACGCCTTCCACAGCCGCCAAAATTGCGATCAGATCTTTCTTGTGTCCACGCAAAAGCAGCGGAGCAGATTTCTTAACCCTTGCCAATACAAAGTCCTTTGCATTTACGCCATCCGGGAGCTTCTTGCGCTGAAACAACGCTGCGGCTTCTTTGTCCTCGGCTATGTTGGCAATAGGATCGATAATGTCTGCGATAACATCAAACACTCGCTCCCCCTTAATTTTTGACAGTTTCATGGTGTTACGCCTCCGCCGTACCGGCCTTGATGTAGATTTCAAATGGCACAGTGTCCTGTGCGCTCATGGAGTAGTGAGCGGTGTACTCAAAAGCGAACTGCCCCTTCGCTTTGTCAGCTGTTTTCATTTGGAATCCACCCGTAGAAAGCGCATTCAGCAGATGGATGGCGATAAAGCCTCCATTTGTTTCCCCGTTCATATCGGAGTAGTCCCCCACAATCCAAAGGTCATCAAAGTCGGAATCCTTGAGATCGTTTCTCGGTGTGATCTTGGTGGCGTCTGCCGTTCCGATATCCGCCGCCCCGCATAGGCTCTTAGCAATTGCAGTATCTGCATTTACAAATGTACCGCTGGCTTTTGCCTCCCAGCTGTCCACCATTTTCAGCTCCTTGGTATTCTTGGGGCAGTTGTCGATGTCCTCTCCATAGTCCTTATAGGTGGGCGTTGCGGTAAAGCTAATGCCGCCGGTCGTCGCGCCAATCTGCCCCGATTCCCCGATGGCGCCGGTTGCGGGGGTAAAATCGGTAGTCAGAATACCGGCGTTGATCTGGAGCTTCTGAAATGCATCGGAGGGAATTTTTGTGAATTTCATATTTTCTTCCTTTCATCAGTTTTGCGATAGGTATTCCACCGTGATGTTGAGATACCTTCGCTTGATGTTTTTATCGCTTTCGTCCGCGATGTTCTGACACCACGGGGAGCCACGCTTGATCCACATTGCTCCGCCGTCATAGGCGACCATACAGCCGCCCATGCCGATTGCGTCGCTGATTTCTTGTGCCTTTGCGTTGGGTTTCGCTTCGCTCTCGGTGTAATACCAGAGGTTGACCGTAAGCGCGGTCTCGCCGCTCTCCCATGATCCTGTGATAAGCTCATAGGTCAGCCACGGGAAGGTCGCGTCCTCCGGCACATTCGAGGTCGGATACGACGGGAGGAATTGGGAAAACCACGCATGGAGCGCCTTGTCCTTTGTCATTTCGGCAGCTCCTTTCGCTCCGCGGTGAAGAATTTCAGTGCCTTAATGATTGCGCCCGCAGACCTCGGCGCGGCCTTTTCCTCGGGATTTGAGGTCACGCGATAGGTAATTCCCGTTTCCGTATCGCGGAAATAATCGTTGTACTCGATGGGAACGCTCTGATTGACCAGTGCGGAATATACCGAGGTAACGCCGTCCTTTTCCGCCCTGCGCGCTTCCATCGAGGTGTCGAGTGCCTGATAGTTGAGAAATTCCGCACCCTCTTCCCACGCAGTGATGTAGCCGCCCGCGCCGTCAGGCGTGCGCTTTTTCTCCATCAGAATGCACTTGTGGGCAAAATCGTCCAGTAAAGTCACGGTTCCACCCCCTTGAGCTTGCGCCAGTCATTTAATCGGCCTTTAAAAGCGCCCTGCCAGCCCGTCCCAGCGCTCGTGTCGGCATTTCCGCCGCTCGCCTTAGTGTAACTGTACCCGCCGAAGCTTTCGCTCGTGTACGGGCTTAAAACGGCTTCACCGTTCTTTTCTTCCCACGCGGCGATATCTTCGGCAAGTGCAACTACAGCCTTTGGCACCGCCAGTGCCCACACCATCCCTGTAAACGTTTCATCCGTCAGGTCGACCTCCGGATATTGATGCAGACCGTCATTAAACACAGAGCCGCAGATACGGAAATATTGATTGGTCAGAAGAAAAGGCAGCGCAATGCTGCCATTCTCCACGGTGAACGTGCCCTCGTGAATCTCCACAAGGAACCAGTTGTTCAAGTGCCGTAAGACTTGTTCAAGCATCACGCTGCCCTCCTATTTAGCCCGCGCCGGCCACCGAAACGGTAGCCACGGCAATGCCGTCCAGATACTCAGCCCACAGCTTCATGCCCATGATGGCGTACATATCGCCGGTGGCTCGGCTGTAATCGCCGTCGACATGGACGCCGATCAGGTTGGTCTCGCCCTTCACGGTGTAATTCAGCCCCAGCTTGGCAAAGTCGCTGTCGCTCGGGTCCACATAGTACAGGTCGATGTTTTCCACGGGCAGAGCAATCACCTTCTGGGAGGCGATGTACTTCTCGGGCAGCAGGAACAGGGTGCGGTAGCCCATGAAGTTCTCCACGTAGTTGATTCCGAACATCGTCTGCACGGTGATCTCCTTGTCGCCCAGGTAATCGTAAGCGTCGATGATGTTGGCGAAGCCCACCACCTCGGTTACGTCCTTATCCAGACCGGCAAACTTGTCCAGCACTTTGCCCTTTGCCATCGCAAGAGCGCGCTGCCAGGTCTTTTCCGTTACCTTGAGCGTGCCGGTGCCGAGGAAGGTGTAGAAGTCAGTCAAAACCTTGTTTTGCAGGGCCACGAGGAAAGCCTCGTCGGTCTTCTCCACGGCAACGTCAGCGCCGTACTTTGCCACGCTCTCGATAGTCACGCTCTTGGCATACTTGGAAATGTCGATATCGCCGTAGGCAACAGGCTCCACCTTCATCTTGGTGAAGGGGATCTCGTCACCCTCAGCCACAGTGCCGCCCTTGAGACCGCCGTCCACGCTGGCCTTGTAGGAAACCAGCTTCGTGCCGGGGGCCTTGCGAATGGGACGCATAATGCCCATGATGTTACGCAGTGCGTCCCAGTTATCGGCGAAGCGGGACACGAAATCCACCTCACGGGCGGAAGTGGTAAACTGTGCAGAAGTTGTTACATTAGTTTTCGCAGCCATAAATAGCTCCTTTCAAAAAATCAGTTATTTTCGCTTGCCATCAGATCGGCAAGCGCTTTCTGGCGCTCCGCCGTAGACATCACATAGCGGCCTTTATCGTCCTTCTTGTAGATGTCCTCTCGGGATTTCGCGCCGCCGGTGTTTGCCGGGGGGTTGGCGGGATTCGCCCCGTGCGTCTGCGTGGTGGAGACCAGCCCCTTGTAGGTGCCGTCTACGAGTGCATCAAGGATCTTGGTGTCCTTGATTTTCTCGCCGTCCATCTCCAATGCGGCCATTTCCTCGCCGCAGCCACGCATAGCAAGGTCGAGATTCGCGCCGGTGATGTTTTTGCTCTCAAAGTAAGCCCGGACGGCCTTTTCCTTTGCCGCCTTGCTCTCCTTTGCCGTGACATTGGCCTTGAAGTCCTCAAAAGCCTTGTGCTCTTTCTCGTACTTCTCCTGATAGCCGTTGTCACCTGCTGCCTTGAGATCGTCCAACTGCTTCTGAACGCCGAGCAGCTTCTCCGCATCGGCCTTGTAGCGGGTCACATCCGCCTTTAGGCCGTCCACGGTGTCGGTATGCGCCTCGATGATGGTATCAACCTGCTCATCGGTAAGCCCCATACCCTTCAAAAGTTTTCGTGTAAGTGCCATGACACTATCTCCTTTTCTTCGGTTCCGTTCCTTCGGAAACGATAGTTTTATAAAAACCGCTGTCCCTTGCGGTAATTAACAAAAAGAGCCAACTGCATACAATTTGTAAGCAGTTAGCTCCTATTTCAGTTCGTCCTCCAATATCTTCCGGTATTGGATGGCATGGTCGGCGGCAGCAGGTTTCAAAAACGGCTGTGCCTTGTTGCCACGCGTGTAATGCCAATTTCCCTTTGCGTCCTGATACACCCACGGTGTAGGCCGTCCGCCGCCGCCCTCGGCGTAAATGCCGGTGCCAAGCTCAACATAAGCGGCATACTCGTTGTCCGTCCCGATGATTGCCGCCAGTTCCTGCTCGTCTACCACATGGGTAATGCTGTTCCGCAGAATGCCGGTGTCAACGGGGCACAGCTTTTTCGCATATCCCTCTGCCACCAGCCCGCACTTTTCCAGCCCCCGCAGAAGCGCCGCATGGATGGCGCCAGAAACCTCTTTGCTGTTGTCATGGATCTCAACACTCATGATCTGAAAATAAAAAATCGAATTCTTTTTGCAGCGCTTTGAACTTGACATCGCGCTCTCTTTCAAGTAATCTCACAACCGGGTCCGACGGATGATCCAGCCCTTGCCATTCCGGATATTTCGCCCGCTCCGTTTCTATTTTTTCGGTGTAATTGCGAAACAATATCTCGCACTTTGCCAAATACTCAGCATAAAGCGGATGCGCTCTATCGACTTTTTTCTTTGCGTTCATACGCTACACCCAGCTCCTTGCTCAGTATTTTCATTACTTCGTGGTACCTGTCAATGTCGGGGTCTATTTCGCCGTCCCACATCATCCTAAAGACATCCGTTCTCTCAATTTCTTTGAATCTATTATAAACGTAGCTCCGGTCTTTGGCAACCGTGTCTTTTGTCCGCCGCATGGCATAGACGAACAGATGGTCAGACGCAATTGAAACATCTTCGCCACTCCAAATGAAAAATGCGATGTCTTCCGCGCTGAAAGAATAATTTGTTCCAGCCTCCGGGTGATTGTGGTAGGAATACGATCCCTCCAGATCACTCGGTATTGCTGCCGGATTTACGAAGGAGTTCTCGCCGGAAACACGCCATACTTTTCCGTCTTTTGTGATAGAATAGTTGACCTCGTAATTACACCCTGCCAGCTCCTTTTCCGCGCCTTCCAGGGTTTGCATGACTGCCTTTTTATCCGAAAAATCAATCTCCTTAACCAGAATCGGTTTTCCGGGCATTGCGTTACCGCCATTTCCGGCGCTTTTTCCGCTTTTCCATCCTGCCCACTCTGCAAAGGACATGCCAGAAACAACCTCTGTTTGCCCCGTAGCGGCGTTTCTGGCGTGTCTTTGCGCGGTTGAGGTGTCTACCCCGTCCACAGCGGCGATCAGCGTACAGCGGCAGTTATATATCTCCCACGGTGGCCCTTGTGGGTCGCCGGGAAATCGACAGCCATTAGAAAACTTCTTGTCCTGCGCCACTTGTTCGCCGTCAAGCATGGCATGAGAGTGGCGGGTACGCGAGTCCAGCGTAGCCAACCATTCTTTTTTGAGCTTTATTCCCATCTTTCCAGCCGCCGCGTAGCTGTCCATGCGTCCGGCGTTCTGCGCGCCAGTCACGGCTGTACGGGCGGTGCGGATGGCGGAATCGCGGCTCATGGTGGTAATCCGCTTTTGCAGGTCATCCGCCATGTGCTTGATGCTTTTGCCCTGCAAGATGGAGCTGGTCACGCTTGCCGTGATTTGCTTCTTGCCATACGCGAGGTCGATACCACGCTTTAAGGCGCGTTTCGGCGGGTAATATGGCATTAAGTCCGGTTGCTCTACCATGAGCCGCTTGACCGTCTGCTCGTCCCACAGGTCAAAGCCGACGTTGCCCGCGACCTGTTCGATGGTATACGCCGCATAGTTGCGGTTGAGAGAGTAGATACCGGGCGTTGCATCGTTGGTGTAGGATACCGCCACAGCGTTTGCGTCGGTCACACGGTGAGCCACCTTGTCCCGCATGGCCTGATAGCGTTCCCCGCGCCCGATCTGATTGAGCCGCCATTGCTTATAGTCGGCCTCCGTCCATTCCTTACCGTTCTGCGCGGTGCCGATCAGCGCTTTCATTTCCTCGTCGCGCTTTTTGAATTGCTCAAAGTATGCGTCAATGGTTTCTTGCAGCTCTTTCCCGGCTTCGCGGTACAGCTTCGCAATGCGCCGTTCCAGCGCGGCAAGTTCTTTCTCAGTCCGCAGGTGTGCCGCGTCCGGTTTCTGCATTTGCTGTCACCTCACGCATCAATCGTATGTACGCCATATTCTACGGCGCACTGATGCTCAATTTTGCAACCGCGGGCTTCACTCCAACCTTGTGCAAAATATGCAATGTCAGCCGCAGAAAGCAGCTCGATGGATTTTGCCAAGTACCACATAGGATTTGCGTCAACTGGTGCGTTCTGAAAAAAGCTGTTGATAACTTCAACATCTTCACCGATTGCGTCTTTTGCTGCTTGAATAGCATCGCTGCGAACGGCGAGAATTTCAGCATCAGTCTTTCCGCGCATCGGCTGTGAAATAAAAAGTCTTTTCATTCGTTTCCTCCATTTCCCCCAATTCTATCCTCAAAGCTGCGGTCTATTTCCTCCGCCGCCTTCCTCTTTGCCATGTCCTCGTACTGGTCAATGTCACCGTTGATCGTTAGCAGCTTCTTTGTGATGTATTCGTCATCGTAATACGCCGCGCCCAGAAGAATGTTCTGCGTTTCCTCGCTCTTGTTGATGATCTGATTACGCGTGTAACTCGGCTGATCTTCAATGCCTGCCAGACGAAGAATCTCAACAATAAACCGCGTGACCTCGGATTCAAACTTGTCCGTTTTCAGATCCAGCGGCACATAGCTGGCCTTAATTGCGGTCGCCGTCTGGTTCCCCGCAGATACCGCCGCAGCGTCAAAGCACTGGAAATCTTCGTACAGCTTTTTCTTGAGCATATCAATGGTGCTGCTGGTGCCCTCATAGGGAGCCTCGATAGTTTTACTCTCCACCTTTGCGCCATCATCGCCATTGGCGTGGGCGACATGGGTGGTTTTCAGCCGCTCAATAAACTTTGCATCGTCCAGATCCGTCATGCCCTCGCAATTGGAAATCACCCAATAGATCAGATTGCCCTCGTCCACGTTGTTTACCATATTGGAGGACGCCAAATCCAGCGCATCAATGGTATTGCGCTTGCCGACGATCTCGGAGAGACACCGCTTGTTGTTTTTCAGCGGCACGATGGGGAAACTCGGATAATTCCCACCGTCATAGATTTCGGTTTCGCCGACTTCGGCCTTGCGCTCGATCAGCTTATAACTGCGCTTCGGCTGCATGACGTCCATATCCTCGCCGCTGGGCTGGAAATACTCGGTAAAACCGTCAATCTCATACAGCGTCGCTCTCAACGGCTTATCCTGTGCCACCTGCCAGAACCGGATACCTGCTTTCATTGCGCCGTCTTCCTCATCGTAGAGAGGGACAAACTCAAGCAGGGAGAACACCCGCAAATGCGTCAGATCCCAGAAGCCGAAAGACACGCCTGCGATTTTCGCCTCACGCGCCGCATCCATGACTTCCTGGTCGAAGTCCGGGCATAGCTTGTTCGGGGTTTCCTTCTCCGCGAAGGTCACGCCGTTGCCCAGAAGATACGATACCTCCTGATCCACCGCCAGACCGAAGAACCGGCTGGCCAGCTTATGGTTTGCCGTCCACATATCCGCGTGGGCGCGGCCCTGCATATCATAGATGATCTTTTCATAGCGGTTGATGGTTGGATTTAGACCGTTATAGTATTCCTCCGCATCCGCTGCCGTCTTATATGCGTGGGATTCGCGATGCGCGTTGATCGCACTGCGGATAAACTCCATCCGCGCCTTTTCGTCCTCACCCACCGCAACAAGGTCATTATATGTCTTAATCTCCGCTCACCCCTTATCTCAGAATGGAAACATAATCAGAGCTGTCGCGTTTGTTCCACAACCGCTTTACGATACTGGCCGCGCTGTCCGGTGCGTCATCATGCTCCACGTTCTCGTTGTAATCGCAAATCTGGTCGATATACGCATCATCCGTACCGGCCACAAAAACCACATTGCGCCATTCCGCCTTGAGATAGCTTGTGATTTTAAGGAATTTGTTCATGCTTTCGTGATAGGTAACGGCCCGTTCGCCCTTCGCACGCAACGCCTTTGCCAAATATCCCTTGTCGGCGTTGGTCTCGCAGTAAATCCCCCCAGCATTGAAGGACTTCCGAAGCCGGATAATCTCATCCATGCAATCGTCCACATGCTTGTGCCAAAGCCGCCCATAGAGGTAATATTTTGTTCCCTTCTTCCGGGCGATTGTGAACGCCGTGTAGTCATCGCCGCCGTATGCCGCGTCAATATGGCAAATGCCCTGCTCTGCAAGGCAAGGCTCACCGCCAATTTGCGGCGTGTCAAAGATCACATCATCACTGGCAATGTGTCGCAGCTCGTAGTTTGCTACAAACAGGGATGACGTCATAGACGATTTAATGGTTTGCAACTCATCCCCGGAGATCAACCCAGTTGAATAGCAATCGTACTTTTCAATATTCGGCATCATGGAAAACGCGTCTTCCTTGTGCCAAGGCGTCCCGGTGTTAAAAATTCGCCCGCCCCGATTGCGGATGTTCTGTAACTCCTGATAGATCGTTTTTGTATGGTCTCGCTCTGCGCGAGAAATACGGTCCTGCACGTTTACAATATCGTCCGTAAATATGCGGTCAAAATGCTTGCCGGTCAAGGATCCGTTCACGCCGCACGCTACAAGCTGGCTCGTGCCCTTGTTGTCCGCTGCCAGATTCGTGGAAATCTCCGTTGCGGATACCGTTGTCAGGATCAGCGGTTTCCCGTGGATCTTCTCGCACAGCGCCTCCATGTATGGCGATAGCAGCAAATTCCGCACCTGCCGCACAACCTCTTTCACGTCCGCATCCGTTTTTCGCATAAACAGCGTTTTGAGATTCGGCAGAAGGACGATGATCTCCGCCAGCGCAATCGAAACACACGTTGTTTTATAACTGCCACGGTGCGCCTGCAAGGTTTTGTCCTCACGCCCGCGCACCATATCCTGTATCCATGCGTTGTGCAGTGCGCCCAGCTTATCAAACCCAACAGCATGGCCGAACGCAATGGGATTATGTATCAGCAGTTCCGCCGCTTGTATCCGCGTCATTCTGCATCACCATCTTCTCCAACTCGTCCAATGCAATGCCCTTCGCGTCCGTAACCGCCACGTCCACGCTGTCACGCTGCCCCAAAAATTGTTTACCGAGGAAAATCGCCATTGTAGCGTTCTTTTCAGCCAATCGCCACTGGCTCCGACGCAGTGAAATTTTCCCCGCGCCGCGCTTTTGTTTAAATACCTCGGAAAAACTGGCATGATAAGTGCGTTTACACCAACTATCCAATGTTTTATCGGTCACGTCAAACCAACCGCAGATTTCCTCAAGCGTGCATTGCAGGCCGCAGAGGTTCTCGAACTGCTTCTGGTCTATTTCCTTTCTTGGCCTTGCCATACGCGCCCTCCTTTCTCTGCTGGCGTTTAATAAACTTCTCCATGTCCCGCTTTAGGTGCGGGCTGCCTGTTTTTTCAATGATCGCCCGCGCTTCTTCAATCGTCATTCAGAAGAACCGCCTTTCCTCCGGTAAACTTTTCCCATCGATCAATAATGACGTCCGCATACTTCGGATCCTACTCCATGCAGAAAGCGTGTCTGCCATTCTGCTCCGCTGCCATAATTGTTGTGCCCGAGCCAGCAAACAGGTCAAGAACATTCTCACCCGGCTTGCTGGAGCACTGCATCTGGTAATCAAACAGCTTAATCGGCTTCATGGTCGGATGCTCCGCAGATTTGACGGGCTTATCAAAATTCAGCACAGTTGTCTGCCTGCGGTTCTTGAAGAAGTAGTGCTTCTTGCCTTCCGTCCATCCGTACAGGCAAGGTTCGTGCGCTTCCTCTTCAATCTCGCTCTCACCATACAGGCAAGGCTCATGTTTCCACTGGAAATCCTGTCTCCCCATCACAAGGGAGTTCTTCACCCAGATCAGGCACTGCCTGACACGCAGCATCGCATCTCTGCACGCACCGCGAAAGTTATACCCTTCACTGTTGTCTGCGTGCCAGATGTAGAACGGAGCACCGGGCTTCATGACCATCGCCGCATTGGAGAATGCATCCGTCAGGAAACGCCTGAAGGCCGCATCCTCCATATTGTCGTTCTTAATCTTCCCGGCGGTGCCCTGATAGTCCACATTGTATGGGGGGTCTGTGAGCAGCAAATCCATTTGTGCCCTCCCCACGAGCTTCTGTACGTCTGTCAAAGATGTGCTGTCTCCGCACATAAGGCGATGGTCTCCAAGCTGGTACACATCGCCCAGTTTGCTCTTCGGCTCTGCCGGTAAAACAGGATCGTAGTTATCCTCTACCACTGACGTGTCGAGTTCATCACGCAGACCCCAATCAAAGTCAAAAGCAGACAAGTCAAGCCCCGGCAGCTCATCAGCCAGCAGGTCAAAGTCCCAATCGCTCTCGTTGCTCTTGTTATCTACCAGCCGCAGGGCGTTCACTTGCTCCGGTGTCAGATCGTCCACGCAGACACAGGGCACTTCTTCCATGCCCAATTTCTGAGCAGCCAACGCTCTGCAATGCCCAATGACGATAACTCCATCACGGTCAATCACAATCGGCTGCACAAAGCCGTATTGCTTGATGCTCTCCGCAACATTGTTGATTTGCCGTTTATCATGCTTTTTTGCGTTGCCGGCATACGGCACAATATCCGCAAGCCGCCGTTTTATGATTTCCATGCTTTCCTCCTTGTTTGTCACCAGCCCCCACCCCTTGGCTACAGTAACAGTCTTTCCCCACCCATGCGGCCTTCTGGAAGCTCTCAAACATGGGTTACACAGTCTGCCCGCAGAGGGGCAATGTCTTTTTTAGTGCCGCACTTCCGGGCAGGCGCTATGCCATTTGCCCACGGCAGCGGCTCTCCGCTTTTTTGGTTGCTCTTCCAGCTGAGCGATAACATCGCCGGGGCTTAACCGCCCCTTTTTATAATGCCGAATGGAAGGCGCGACCTTCCGGCTCTGATCTGTGAGCTGCTTCGTGCGTTCGGCATAGATCGCCGCCTCTTGTGCGCCGGGCGGCTACGGCGTGCCATTCCCTGGCCGGGGGCTGCTGGCGGGACGGCATTCCCGATCATCGTCCCCGCGCTCTGCCAGCTTTGCCATTTGGAGCGGCGGCGCGGTTTTGAGCCACGCAAGATTCGGGATGTTGTCTATAGCCATCCCCTCTCTATCCCATCTGGGCGCCGCATATAGCAACAGCCCGCAGGATACCCCCGCAGGCTGTCATGATCGAGTTGTGCCGGTACGCCCGTTCCCGGGGCCGCTTGCGCGGTGCGCCCAATACCGGCGGCGCATAGAAGGGAGGAAAAGTGATGATTGGGAAATCGCGTGGATGACCATGTCCTATCATCCACTGTACCTATTGTAGCACATCATTAGGTGGAATCTGTATCACCTTTCACGAGTAACCCTGCATATTTCGCTACATCATGCAGGAATCTTTCCTTCCTCCGGCTGAATGTTGCCTCGCTAATCCCAGGAATCACGATCTTGTTGCGAGAGTATTTGTGCTTACCTTGGCAGTTGCGCATAATGCCATATATCAGCTGCCGCCGGATTGTATCGCTACCGATATCTCTGCCACAGCGGTCTATAGCGTATTCCACCGCAAGCATCTTCTGCGTCTCCGGCCATCGCTCTATGGCGGCCAGCTGCTCCGCCTTACTCTCGGGGGGTCTGCCGGCGCCTTGTCCTTTTGGCATGCCCTCCGTAGCGTTATGCGTCCCTCCCAGTATCTCCGCCCGGGCCTCGCGATACGCCCGCACCCGGCGCGGATACCCACGCACATAAGCAATGCACTCCAACCGCACATCATAAGGCAGCGTCGCCTTTTTGCTCATTTGCCCTCCTTTACTCCGCGCTGTTTACCATCTTATATTCGCCCCGCAGGGCCTTTTCTATGTCCGCCATCTTGATATATCCGTTGTTTTTGGCCTCCACCAGCTCCACAAGGCACTGCTGTAAGTATTCCAGGCTACGGGTGTCGTGCTCGTCCGCCGTCTCCTCCCGCACATGGAATCCGCACTTGTCCAGCAGCACGCAGGAAACATTGTCCATGCATTGTTTGGTGCCATCCAGGCGGCCCAGCTCGTAGGCCTTGGCCGGATTATTTGGCACCGGTCTGCCGTCTGCCCTTTTGAGCATCGCTATCACCCCTTTCCTCGTATATGCATACTCCCGGTGTATTTGCCACTGGGCAATAATCCGCACACGCCGGGCAATCTGCGTTGACGCAAACCTCGTCTTGCATCCACTTGCATTCATCAATCATCGCCGCCACCGTCCTCCAGATATTCGCACCACGGAAAACACACCACATCTGATAATAATGCGGGGCATTCCAGTTCGTTAGGGCAAGTGCAAATTAACATTCCGCACCTTCCTTCCGTTCGCCGTAGGAGCAGAAATCGTCCGGCTTTCGCTTCTGGAACCAGCAAATACTGCAGCTCCCGCCAAACTCATGCTTGCAGTTCTTGCAGTGTACCACGACCTCTGCATCTACGGTGGGGAGCTGCTCTGCATACTCCAACACCGTCTCGATGCCATTGATGAAATGCGTGTTGGCGTGTTCTTTGTCACAACGGTTTGCATGAATGGGAAACGCTTGCAGTTTGTCAGCGTCAATCAGCCGCATTGTTGTCACCTCCGTCCATTATAGCGCCGCAGTTGGGGCAGTAGGCGAATTGCGTCTCCGCGCCAGATACCAGCCCGCCACAGGCGCTACAGCGCCACCAGTCTACACCGCCAGCAAACCTCGGCCCGTCATGTACAAAGTGCCCATGCACCACCGGGGCCACATCAGCGGCGGGAGCATCATCAATCATACGGAGAACAACCGCAGCATCAGTCTCTGTTTCCATCGTATACGCCATTTCAAACATTGCCATTTTGCGGATGTAACTTCGCTCAATGTATTCAGCCATTGTCAGCCCTCCAATTTCATGAAGCAGCCCCAAAAGGTCTGCGATTTCTTCCCGCTGTGATGACCAAATAAAGGCCGCTGTCCTATCGCTTTCCAAACTTCGGCGGCAGGGATATGTGTTTCCGCCCATTTGAAAATCAATACGCCATCGGGTTTAAGCACACGCATACACTCTTTGAAACCGTCGTGGAGCATTTTCGGCCAGTTATTGTCGAGTCGGCCATACTTTTTAGCCAACCATGCGTTCTCTCCAACCTGACGGAGATGGGGCGGATCCCAGACAACAAGAGCAAACGAATTGGCATCAAACGGAAGATCCGTAAAATCGCATTGAATATCGGGGGCAATAATGCAAGATCTCTCGGACTGGCCGTTTCCCGATTTCCAAACACCATACAGTTCTGCAGCTCGTTTGTCTGCATAAATTGCGGCGGGGTGATTTTTATTGAACCATATTGTTCTGGATCCGCAGGTCACATCAAGAATCTTCTTTTCGCACATCGTCAACCCTCCTGTTCCATGCCTCGATTGCTTTTTCTTTGCTGGGCAGCCCAGATACTTTCATCTTCTTTGTGTGGAGGCCATCACCAGCCCTATATCTCCCACAACCGGCATCCCACCCAAAATCTGCTCTATCGTAGGTATCGTACATATGGATAACGGTTGCAACTCCGTCGTAGATGCGCAGATTGGAGATGTGCCAGCCGTAGCCCTGGCAATGCCCAAGATAGCCGTGCAACTCTCGGGCGGATGCTCAGCATGACAGCCTTACTCATTTCTTCATCGCCTCCAATGCCTTCTCCGCCTCCTCGCGGGTCAGGAATACGGTCTTGCCGATTTCTCCGGCGTTTATACCTGACAGCGATTGCCAAACAAATCCTTCTACAATGTCCCACTCGATAAACAAGCCGAACAATTCCACGCGGATGGCTCTAACTTTATACACACTGATCGTTTTTCGACCCGTTACTTCGTAAAGCCTATCGCCCACCTTGCACGGCAGCACCACCAGCCGCCCTTCTTTGTCGGCTTCTTGATATTTTTTGAGTTTCATGAGAGCGCTGTGCAATTTTGCCATTTCCAGACCGCTAAAGTGCTCATCTTTCATCGACTTGATTTCCTCCGGCGTCAGCCCTGTGTCCTCGTAGGTGGCGAGGCGCTCCACGCACAGCTGTCTGTACACGCTTTTTGCCACACGGTCATTGCAATCGACGCCACTGTAGCAATCTACCGGATAATCATAAGTTGCTGCGCCACTTGCAAGATATTTTGTCAGTCGTTCCATCACTCAACCTCCTGCATCCAAAACTCGCGGCGACAGTCGGGGCATTTGTGTCCCATAGTTACGCAGTTACCTCGTGCATTCCTGTGCGACGCGGAAATCGAGCAGGGATATATTTGCAACACACCATCATCTCCGATGCGTGCCTCCGGATACTGCTCCAGAAACACGCTCTGTCTGTTCTTGCGCGGGTGTGCAGCAGACCACTCTTCGGTGTTCTTCACAATTTGCGCCGCATCAACGCCCCACACCTCACTCATGGTGCCGCACATTCTATTCCGCTCCTCAATAAACTTCGCAGCATCCATATTGTCAACCTCCTATCTCATATGTCGTTTCCCGGCCTTTGCAAACCTCGCGCTCTGCCGCACATAGCGCTCCCGTGCGGCGGTGTTGGCTTGATCCACCCAGGGCTTTCCCTCCAGCCGCTTGGCCTCATACGCCTGGAACGCCTCGCAGCTTTTCCGGCAGGCTCCGCAGGGGAGCCTGTCCGGGCACCCTTTTACGCAGGGGCTTTTCATCCGACCCACCTCACGATCTTTTCCCGCACACCCCATTGGAGTGCATCCTCGTGGCTGTCAAAATACAGATCCAGCCGATACCCGGCAATGGCGCCGCCGGTGTCCTGCACGGTGTATGTATGGCCGTCCAGTTCGATTTCCGTACCCATCGGCAGCACATCTGGGTCTGCGGCGATCGTCACGCCCTGGGTGGCCTTTTCGCCGGTAGCTGTGTAGCCATTTGCATACGCCCCACAGCATTTTTCACAGGGGCAGTACGCAGTGACGGTAAATACGCACGTCCGCGTCTCCTGGGTTTTTTGCGGCTTATCGCTGGGTATAACCACCACCGGAGGCACAACTACAGTCTCCGGCGTTTGCCCGCTGTCCTCTGTGGCAGACGCAATGCCCAAGGCCCCCAAGATTGCTACAAGTAGCGCCGCGATTAACACGCTTCTTTTCACCATTCCACCGTCACCTGCCCTTCATCCGGCAGCAATACCCGTAGGTTTGCAAGCAGGGATTCCCGGTCACCGCTCATCTCCAGCCGCGCGTGCAACAGCTTTGCACCCATCTGCGGCTTGTCTGCTTTCGGCGGTGCATCGTTGGCAGCGTGCTCCTCGCTCTGCGCATCCGCCGTATGTATGTCCACCGCATCCGCGTTAGCCCACTCTGCAACTTTTCTCTGCCACATTTTTTCGTTCCGGCCACCGCGCCGGAATGGCGCACCTACTAATTCCGCCTCGCGGCGTATTGTTGCATCGCAAGCTTTCATTTCCTCCGCCAGCCATTTGGCCGTACCACCGAAAGATTGCATGTTGCGGAAAAACTCACGCTTCAGACCATCCGGCATAGCCTTAAATTCCCGCCACGGCATGGGCCGCGTGATATTATAGCTTTTCACCTCTCCGTTTTTCTCCTTCCTCTGCTTTTCGGTGAGGGTGTCGCTGGGAAGCGCACACCCGCCACGTTTCCGGTTGATGTGGGCAAATGCGCCCCTCGCTATGCGTTTTTTCAGCATGCAATCGTAGTCAAAATCATTCACCAACGCCACCCCTTTCGTCTGGATCAAACTCCGGGCAGCTTAGCACCAAGTAAGAATCTGACTTGCGGCCTGGTATGCCGAGCGATTTTACCGCCACCCATCCCGGAACCGGCTCAAAGCGTACCTTTTTGGAGCTATCCTGCCCCGTCCAGGAGCAGCGCCCAACAGCTTTTTTACATCTCCAACAGAGCGTCCCCCTGCTTTCCGTGTTGTTTTGGTTTGTGAGCCTCTTTTCGCTTATCCGGCGCATCTTTCTGACGATTGCATCACACTGTTTGCAAGTTGTCCTCCACTTGTTTTCACCTTTTTTGTTGTAGTTTGTGATTGGCTTTTCCATGCCACAGCGCTTACATACGCGCATCTCGGGTTGTCGCATCCATGCCCTCCATCTCCCGGATAAACAATACTGTCCGTGGGTTATCCTTGTCGTACAGCACCCGGCTCCCGTCGTGGCTAACGATAATGCCGCTGTGATCGTCCTTGAGTACACCGGCCCTTACCAGCACATCGTCGATGGATTCCAGCAGGTTTGTCAAATCTACTCGCCGCCGGGTAGGCATATAAAACAGGCATTTGACCTCCACAGGCTCCTCAATGGGGCGTTGCACTCTGGCCCTTTTGCAGTGCCATACAGCTTCCGCCTCGTAGTCCTGGTACTGCTTGGACGGCATGATAAACGGCTTCCCCGTTTTGCTGCTATGCATGATCCGCATATGGTTTTTCTTTGTGACGGGTGCCAGCGGCACCGTGATCTCAATCATCGTCTCCCTCCCCTATTGGTACGGCCACATACTTGGGCCGTCCTTTGGTACGCTTTCCGCCGTACACGGCCCGGTAGATCGTCCGCCAGCTGACTCCGCAAATGTTGGCCAGCTCTATAATAGATTCCGAAACGGCATCCGGAAGCTCGTACTTGTCGCGGCTTACTCGCATGTATACCGTCATCTCAATACCTCACTCCGATATAGTCCAATACTCTGGCGTAGCCAAGCCCCTTTTCATTGGGCTTCCACAACCCGTCCGCGGGGTCAAACTCCCCGCCGCCGATGCAAAACTCATAGTGCTTCGGGTGCGTGTGCTTCATGCGCTCGAATCGGTTTTCGCCCTTTTCGATGTGTGCCCCGAACGCGCAGAACATGCACCCCGTGCGTTGGCAACCCGTGCAATGCAGTTTGCAGTCGATCAGCGTTTCCGCGTAGTCATTCTCGCCGTCGCTCGCCACGATGTCGCCGTATACGCTGGCGATAGGTATCTCTCGGTCTACGATGAATCGCAGCACGTCCTGCTCCGTCCAGAAGCTCATGGGTTTAGATAAAGGACGCTTTCCTTCAAAGGCGTTGCAGCCGGTTTCGCGCCATTTTTGCATCCGCAGAAGACTTTCCTCCGCCATTGTTGCCATCGCGGGTTTGACATCTGCTCGGTGCTCATAGCTCTTTGCCGGGGACTTTTTCATAATTCCACAACACTTGTCGGATATGAGGAATGGAGCCGAAAGCAAATGCCCCCACTTTTCGCAGTTGTATATGCTCTTTTCCCCATCGGTGCGTAAGACTTCCCCACGCAATAGCTTCATGCTTCGGCTATCTGGTGAACGCCGCGCGGTTTCTATCCGGTGCGCTACGTCTTTACCGATGATGCTGTACCCGTACTTCGTCACCACCTGCCGAATGTTCATCTTCGGACGCAGGCGTACAAGATTGACAGTCACGCGGGGAAACTCCCTCCGTAGCCAGTCGGCGTACTCATTGACGAACTTCTGTATCTCTGGATATTCCAGCCCCGTGTTCACAAACACCAAGTTCAGCTCCCACGGCGGCGCCCTGAAGCTCGACAGGTACCACACCGCCAGATACGCCAGCACCGTGCTATCCTTGCCACCGGAGAAGCTTATGTAGCACTGCCCGCCCCATGCGGTGTACCACTCGTCCAGTTTCTCAACGCTGGTGATGACCTTGTCATCCAAATCAAGGGATAGCAATTTCTTGGCAGCCTCGTTCGTCAACGGAGTGTTAAACCGTTCCATCTCCCGCCACCTCCATCTGCCCATCCACCTGCATCGATTTGGCAAGGAGGCGGTATGTGGCCAGCTCGTCCAGTGCCCGCTTGCGGTACATGTCCAGCAGCGCCTTCTTGTCCTCGTCGGTCTCGGCAAGGCGGTATCCGCCGTCCTTCAGCGCCACAATGGGCACCCCCTGCCGCCGCTGCGCCCGGATCATTCGCCGGTTCTCTCTGTCCGGCATACCGGTGAGCGCTTCCAGGTTCTTCCGGGTGTATGTAATGCCGGGAGCCATTACCCAAATATCTTTCATTCATCGCCCTCCTACCATCGCATAAACTCCGCCAGGCTATTGTCCGGTGTCTTTTCCTTGGGATCGGCAGCCTTTGCCCATCTTTCCCACTTCTCGGCATTTCGGCAAGCCGCTTTCCAGTTTTTCATGGGGGTCTTGCCGACCATCCAGCCCTTAGACTCGTAGAAATCAATAAATTCCTGCGGGTCCACCGGGGAATGGCGTTCAGCCACATAGGACTGCACCTCTGCCAGGGTGGGCGGGGTAAAGCGCTTCGCGCGTATATCACCCTTGCTATCGTTAGATAGCTGGGTATTGGTATTGGTTTTGGTTTCGGTATTGGTTTCGGTATTGCCATTTTTGCCATTAGCAACTATGGCTTTGCCATTTTTGCCATTAGCAACTATGGCTTTGCCATTTTTGCCATTAGCAAAAATGCGTTTGCCATTTTGCCATCTTGCGGCGGCTCCGGCCTTGCCCGCCTCGCGCCGGGTGGTAGAAATGTCGTCGTAGCTCGCCTTAAACCGATCCTCCTGCGCCATTACGCGCTTGGCATAAAATCTCTCATTGCCACAGAGCGCCAACTGCTCTCCCGTCATGCTGTATACCAGCAATGCCCGCGTTAGCCGCCCGAACTCTGCATCGTTGAGTGCTTCCATCTCCTCTAAATAGTCATAGGGGAGTGCAGCATAGTTTCTTGCCATCGTGAGACACCGCCTTAAAACGGAAGGTCGCCGCCGTCGTCCTCGGAAATCTCCGTGAAGGTCTGCGTAGGTTTCTGTACAGCGTCCTTGCTGCCGCAGAAATGCACCTTGTCAGCAGTCAGCTCCACCACGGTGCGCTTGTTGCCGGCCTTGTCCTCATAGTCCCGGCTGGAGAGCTTGCCCTCCACGATGATCTCCTTGCCTTTGGTAAAGTGGGTGCAGATCAGCTCTGCCGTTCCCTGCCATGCCACACAGGGGAGGAACAGTTTTGTTTCTCTGTCCTTTACCTTTTCGCTCCACGCCAAGCGGAAGCTGCACACCGTTGTCCCGTTCTGTGTGGCTCTGCGTTCGGGGTCAGAGCAAAGCCGCCCCTGCAAAATCATTCTGTTTACCATCGTTGTCATCCTTATTTCTTAGCGGCGTTGGTAACGACAATTTCAGTCAGTTTCCATGCCTGTTCCTCGGTGAAACCAGCCGCGATATAGCTGCAGTACATACTGCGCAGGTCATCGGCCATTTCATCATACTTTTCAGCCTTGAGGGCTTTATCCCGCTCTTTCTCAAGAGCGCTCATTTCATCGACCTGCTTCTTGTGGAGTTCTATGACCCGTTCTGCCAATTCCTTGCTCTTTACCATGATTTTTCCTCCTTACAAATAACTTTTCCCGAATTCACGCCGGAAGTCATCTTCCGTCCACCCCTGCTCCCGCATGGCCTTTAACTGACCATATCGGCGCAGCAGGCGCATTTGATTTCCATTGCGGTGTACAGCGTTCCCGCCGTTCCTGTGGCACTTATCGCCGCAGAGATACACCACAAGGCCGTATTTCTCGCTTTTGTTGCGGTACGCGCCTCCGAAGATGTGGTGCCGCTCCAGCGGGTCACTTGCGCCATTTCTGCCGCACAGGAAACACCGTCTCTCGTCAGTCACCTTTATCACCCCCCAGCGGCTGGGCTTCGCCCCAGCGGGATTTCAGGGAATCCAGCTCTTGCGGGGTCAGCGTCTCGATGTTTGCTTCCCTGCAATCGGCAACAATTTGGTCGATAAGGCGGCTCATCTGCTCCACATCGTAGGTGCTGGAGCCGTACCAGACGGTCACTTTCACGCAGCCGGGAATTTTGCTGGGCTCTTGCTCGGCCATCCAGCCCGTTCCCTTGGATTCCCATTTTCGGCAGAACTCGTCCGCCGCCTTTGATACAATGCACAGAACATCGCTTACGCCACCGATGATCTTGATTTCCTCCCGATACACATCATTTCTCGGAATCCCATAGTGCGCCGCCAGCTTATCCATCAGAACCCACGCATAGGCATTGGCATCCAAGCTCCGGCCCTTGCGTTTGATCTGCGCCACATACTGCTTGTCCGGCTGCAGCTCGTCGCACACGGCCATTGCCGCCCGGGGGGACTGCACCCGAAGGCACAGCCACGCCCAATCGCTGTCCTGCTGCCACCGGGCGGCATCAACGGTTACTTGCTGCATATTACCTCCTCTGACTGCGGCCACTTCCCGTGCTTTAAGCATTTTGCCAAATATCGCAGGCGTGGGAGATACTGCAATTCTACCCACTCGCTGTCATACTCGACCTTGTGAGCGGAAAGCCTGTTCATGTCGATCGGAAGGAAAAAATTCTCATATTCCGCCGGTGTCATCCTATATGCGATGATTTGGCAGGCTTTCCGCTTTCTAAAGATTCCGCATCCGCTGGCGTACATCTCCACTTGACACTGCATCCAATATCCCTTGGTGACCTTAAAAACGGGCTTGCTGTGCGTTTTGACCTCGTGTATCATGTCGCGGGTTTCCCCGTCGTAATTAACACGCAGCCGCAAACGGCGCACTTTAATCTGCCTATCTCTCGTTTGGACATTCGCGGCATCTAGTATCTTGTGTTCGTATGCTGTCCCAGCCTGCATCTCCGCATTGGAAAAATGGTCTTGCCGAATACCAAGCTTTACCGCCCACCATCTGCGGAATGTTTCTGTGTCCCACGATCCCATAATCGTAGCCGTGTCCGACGCTCCAAACCATCCGCTCCTATCGTGGTTCCGTATCATAGTTTGCTGACCGCCTTTTCAAGCTTGTCAATCGTCGCGAAATATCCCATAAGGTTATTTAGCTGCTTGTCGCTAATGCCAACACTGGCCAGCAAATCTCGGTGGTCAAGGCCGTTCTTTTCCTTGATGGTGATGAGCCTTTCCAGCCGCTCTTTGATTGCCCAAATGCTATGGCGGCTCAAATCGTCCTCGCCATCGTCGGAATCTCCCTCCGCCCACAAGTCAAATCCAAGCCCCGTGCGGATGGCCACGCCTTTCACAAACGCTCTCGCCAGCGCATTGTTTATGCGTAGTTGGTTCAGCGTATCGGTGTATACCACAAGCGATCCGTTCAGCAGCGGGGTGTCATAGGTGTATTCCATGCCGTCAATGTGGATCAGTACCCGCACAAACCAGCACTCGGTTTCGCGCCCCTTGCTCGTGACTACTTTTGCCTGCGGCCAAAGATAGGTCTTTGTTTCCGGGCATTCAACGGGCGCATACCAAACGGATCCCGCGCCGTTTTCGTGCAGCAGTTTCACGCACTTTGCCCAGCTCAGATAGGGGACTTTAATTAATTCCCCACTTTCGTCCTTTGCATCCCGCACATCGCAGTAAGGCCGCACATCCAGTTTTACAAGTTCATCAAATGATTTAAGCATTCCTTTTCCTCCGTTATCGCTCATTCCCACGACTCCTCGATATACTCCTCATTGTTGCTGACGCACTCACCACAGAGCCAAAAGCCCTTGTAATGCAATGCACAATCCTCCTGGATTGGCCCCCCGCAGCAGTCGCACACGGGGCGCCGGTCGGTCTGCCTGTCCTGCTCTGCGGCGTAGCACTCCGCGTCCCATACCGGGTCAGTTGTCCACATCGGATGCATCCTCCTTTTCCGGCTCCAGCTTCCACACATCCCGGGTGACCTTGGAAACCTGGGGGATATCCCCCCAATACAGGGCGTTCAAGAAATCGTCCTCACCGGTTCCGCACAAAACAAAGCGTGGCTCTGTGATGACCTTGTACCCGGAATATACGGTTGTCTTATTGCTGCCGCTAACCAGATCGCCCACCTCGGCCACATTGCACTCCGACCGCATAATTACCCGGACGCCGCACCTTTCAGCCACGATGGCATAGTAATGTTTTTGCATCTTCATTCCTCCCAAATTCTCACTTGCCTGGTCTATCCAGTTTGTCCACCAGTTTCACGAACATCCACGCCACCGTAGCCGCGCCGATGATGACCAGCGTCAATGTATATCCGTCCATCAATTCACCTCCGCAGCGCAAAGCGCATCGCACATACCCTTGCAGGGGCAGGCCGGACAATCGCACTCCAGCGGGTTCTTATCTTCGCACAGCGCATCGTGCCGTGCCAGAAAAGCATCCTCCAGTGCCCTGTATTCTTGGTTGGTCATGTTTACTCCTCCCGCTCCGCAATCCACTTGTCCAGCAGATTGGAAAAAATCTGAAAAACACGCCGTTTCCCTCCGATAACGCACAGGCCAAAAGGATACACACCATGTTCAATCCCGTTCGCCAGCGTGTCCTGTGAAATGCTCAGTCCATGCGCCCGAAGATGCTCCATGCACTCTTGCAGCGACATCGTCTTAATCATCGTTCCTCCTTATTCGCCGCCCGGATAGCTTCCGCAGCAGCCTTGATCTCCTCCTCCGACACGCCGTACAGCTTTGCCATTTTCTTGTAATACTTCCGTGCCGGTGCCCAGTCTCCGTATTCCCAATGTCTTACGCAGGACTGGTCAACAAACAGTTTCTTGCCGACCTGTGTGCAGGAAAGATTTGCTCTATCCCGCATTTCTCTCAATGTCAAATTTCATTCCCTCCTTATATGTGAGATTTCATTGACTGCGGCGGGGGCATATGCTACAATGTTTCTGCAGGGATTGCCGGTTTACCTCCGCTCGTTTGTTGGCTTGACGAAAGGAGGTGAACCAATGGCCAAAAACTCTGTGCGGACAAGCAAGACCGTTGCGTCCAAGGCGTCAAAAGCTTTGAGCAGCGGAAAGACCAGCAAGACCACCAAAACGATTGCAGCGTCTGCCTTGTCCAACCGCCGGTCTAAGTGACCGGACAGCCGCCTCGTGTTACCGCACGGGGCGGTTTTTCTATCCCCGCCGCAGTCACCGCCCACCGAAACCTCATAAACACGAGAAATCACACTTGACACTTCCCCGAAAGCGTATTACAATGAAATCGCCAAAAGACATTGCAAAAAGCCGCTTTTATGGGGGCTGGTTTTTGTGTACCCTTTTCCGGTGGGCCTGATATAAAGATACCTCATAATCTTCAAGATTGCAAGAGAAAACTTGAAGAAATTTAACTTTCGGCAAATCTGACAAATTTTAGGTTTTGAATATGGACATTGTGCTTGAAAGAGTATTAAGCCTTATCCCTAAAGGAAAGAATGGAAAGTACGCTCATGGGGCAAAGGTAAAGTTTGCAAAAAGCATAGGATATAATGATGGATCTATTGTTTCTATGTGGGAGAACGGGACAAGCGTTTCCTATACAAAGAAACTCCATCAGATTGCCGATATCTACAATGTATCCGTGGAGTGGCTAAAGGGCGAAACGGATGATCCAAGCATAAAAAAAGCCCCCGGCATAAATGCCGAGGGATTCGTGCCGACTATGAATGATTGGGAAGAACAGGCTGAAAACTGGACGGATGACCAGATTCTTGAGGCCATGCAGAAGCTTGTAGAGATTCAGCAGAGGAGGCGCAGCGATGGGCGTTGAGCTGACAAGGAGTGCAAAAAAGGCGCTGGCAACTCTCTACACGGATTACTGCCATTAAGCGGTGTTCCATTTACAAGGGCGAATGTCTTTTCTCCGTCAGATGCAATCAGGACTTTTGCGTTTGATAATTCCATTTTCTTCAAGCTCCTTCCATAGCTCAACTTTTTCTTCTTCCGTCAGTGTGCGCAAGGCAGACATAAAATCCACTTTGGCGTACATGTGATGCTCTTTTCTAATTATGCCGTATTTCTCTTTGATTGCAAACATTCGGTCTATTCCTCCACAATAAGTGTTTTCACCTATACCACCAAACACGGTGTTTGTTGCACACTTTTGTGCAACAAAATCGTAGAAAATAGAAATTTTGTTCTACCCTCCCCATCCCCGCACCGGACGGGGAGGGTATTGCCCACGAATCACCTAACGGTTTATCGTTTGCGCCTCTACCATATCAAAAACAAATCGGGTGGTGCAATCCCGAAAAAAGGCAATATCCCCAAATTTGGGGTTTGCAAAATAATGCGGGCTATGCCCGAAAAAGGGGAAGAAGGCAATTAAACATGGAGAAATCGTTGCAGGACACTTGCCGGGACGCAAAACTGGAACAGCACATCACGGCGCAGGAGATAGCAGACCAATCCGGTGTGCCTTTGTCCAGCGTTAACAACTTTTTCGCATCCACATCTAAAGCACCGGGCGTGTATGCGGCTGGCCCCATCTGCAAAGTGCTGGGGGTGTCTATGGACCGTTACTTTGGCATTGTAGAGGTCGTTTTGGCGCAAGACCAAATCAAGCAGCTCCAGCAAGTCCATGACGAGGATGTGCGCCTTGCACGAATAGAGGGCGCATACGATGAGCTGTCCAAATCAGCAGAGGAGCAGAAGAAAAAAGCAAGGCGGCAGCGCACGATGCTGTATATCACATCGCTGCTGTCCGCTATCCTGCTGGGTATAGTTACATGGTATGTGGCGCTTGATTACAGTGTGCAGGACGAAGGACTGATCCGATCCAGGACAACCGGTACGATTGCATGGATTGTCATTGCGCTTTTGGCGTTGGGTATCGGCGTACTTACATCCGTGCTATTGTCCACTCTTGCGGCGGACAAAAAATCCAAACAAGGCGAGGAAGCAGAAAATGAGCAACTGCATTAAATGCGGAACAACTCTTGTCCCGGGCGCCGTATATTGCCATCTCTGTGGCAAAAAACAGGTAACAGAGCGGCGCAAGGCATTGAAGCGGGCAAACGGCACCGGAACTGTATACAAACTGGCTGGGCGTAGAAAATCGCCTTGGGTGGCCGCGAAAAACAAAGTGATTATCGGGCATTATGAGCGCAAAACGGACGCTCTGGACGCTTTGGAGCGGTTGAACGGCAAGAGCTTAACGGAGCGGTATAATATGACCTTTGCGGAAGTCTTTGATGCGTGGAAAGCAGAGCATTACAAAGAGATCGGCAAGCAGGGGATAGAATCATATAACAATGCCTACCGCATATTTACGCCGTTGCACGGGAAAAAGTTTCGTGATCTCCGCACCGCAGACTTTCAGGCCGCACTTGACCCACACATGACCAAGAGCCATTCCACCGTGAACAAGTACAAGCAGCTGATAACGCAGATGTCGAACTGGGCAATCCGGGAGGAAATCTGCACGACAAATTTTGCAAAATTTGTGCGCTTGCCGGAGAATGTCAAAAAAGAAAAGGACATCTTCACGGCGGAAGATATCCGTAAATTGGAATCCGACAACAGCGATGCGGCGAAAATTGTCTTGATGCTGCTGGCAACGGGTATGCGTATCGGGGAACTGTTTTCTTTGCCGCTGGCAGACTATCACGGCGATTATGTGATCGGCGGCGAAAAAACCGAAGCAGGCAGAAATCGAATTATCCCCATTCGACCGGAGGGGAAACAATACTTTGCCTACTTTGCGAAGCGAGCAACGGGGGAGCTACTGTTATCCGGCTACGATGGGCAAAAAGTCCAGGGGAACTTCCGCAGGCGAGATTATTACCCGCTGCTGGAGCGGTTGGGTATCCGCCATCTCACGCCCCATTCCACCCGCCATACCTACGCCAGTTGGGCCAGAAAAAACCATATGGCACCGGAGATTCTGCAAAAGATCATCGGCCATTCCAATTATTCCACCACCGCCAACATTTATGTCCACACAGATGCCTCCGAGTTGATCGCTGCCGTGGAAGCCTCCTCCGCCCCCTCCGATGCCTCTTGACATCCTCCATCCCCCCGTGCATTCCCAACTTCTACCAAAACATTCCAAGTTTCTTTCCGATTGTTAAACCGCGTTCTGTTACTAACACGTTACTAACAAATAATAAATGAGCAAAAAAAGAAAAGCCTTGAAACCGTTGAGTTTCAAGGCTTTTTTTGGTGCCCCGTCGGGGATTCGAACCCCGGACACCCTGCTTAAAAGGCAGGTGCTCTACCTACT